AACCTCAATACAATTTACCTCTGCTTCCGATAGTAATACAAACCTGCTTGTGCCGTCTTCCGCTACACGGCGAATTTGAAATATTGCTTTATTCATCAAAATCCTCCAACATTCCCATCACCTCATCAAGATCCAACATAGCATTAATCAAATAAGAATTAATGTCCTGTGCCTCATCATCCGTTATTTCATCCAGTTTATCCGAAACGTCATAGATTAAATCATGCGCTTTTTGTAAATTTTCCAACATTTCCGCTTTTGTCATACTGTAGCCCTCACTCCTCTAGATCCTAATTTGCACGCTTGTGCTCCGATGTTAAAAATACTGTAACGATTGGCAGGAAATGTTATTTCCTCTTTTCTCGCTTTCTTGAAAGCATACACCTTGACTAAAATATTATTTTCATCAAGATAAGTAAAAATTGTCTTTTGTTGTCTTTTCATGGGATCCATTATACTAAAATTGGAAAGAATGTCAAGCATTAAAATAATAGTTGACCGAATTACAATGTTATTATTTTCGCTTTCTTTTCTGTTTTCATTAGAATCCATTATACTGGAAAAGCATAGAATTGTCAAGCAATAGTTGGAATAGTATAGTAAAAAGGTCAAGTATTACAAGATGGAAATGAGAACCGAAGTATTAGGCTGTGAATAAACCTGTGAATAAAATGTGAATACTTTTGGTATACGCAGGAAGGTTCGCATATTGGGGGCTATATGTAATACTTAGATTCTAGGTGCGATTCGGCAGAAAATTTCCGAAAATGTCAAGGGCTTCTGTATCATTTCCGCAACAGTTTTCGAGGTTTTTTGGTAACTTTACATGGCGTTGCGAAAAAACAACAGCGGTTCACAGTGTTGTTTTATAGAGACAGCCGCCACGTCCATCCCAGTCCTGCTTTCGAATAGGTCCATTATACCAAAAAGCAGAGTCCCTGTCAAGTTGTATTATAGCAACACTACAATTTGGTCAAGTATTATAGAGCGCTTGACAATTTGCACTGTATCGGTTAGAATCCATCCATACGTTAAACAAAGGAGCAATTATGACACGCAAGCACTTCAAAGCAATAGCAGAGACAATAGCAGCAATGAGCGACCGTGAAGCAGCATTCGCCATGGCCATTGCTTTCTCCAAGACTGCTCAAGCCATGAACCCCCGATTCAATTTTGGAAAATTCTATGCCGCTTGCGGTTTCACAGCATAACCGACCAAATTGGTCAAGTATCCAAAAAGTGCTTGACAATACCTCTCAAATCGGATACAATCCATCCATCAGTTAATCAAAAGGAGTTTTTTATGACAACAGCAACCAATTACATTTTCCCATGCGGTACAGTTAACGGTTTGACCTTGAACCAAAAGCGTGCTGCCCTTGCAGCTCTCAAAGCTTCTATTAAAGAGGAAATGGCACTCCGTAGAGTCCTCAAAGCAGAAGCAAAAGCAGAGCGTAAAGAAAAGGCAGAGGCTCGCCGTATCACTGCTATTGCAAAGGCTAAGGCTAAATTAGACAAGCTGATGGCCCCAGTCGGTGCAAAAGCAACTAAGGCTAATAAGCGTCCCTCTAAAGCAGTTGTGACAAAGGTAGCAGCCAATGTTTGAATTAATGATTAAGCAGTTAATGGGGGAAAACCCCATTTTACTGGTCGAGGAATTACATAAAACCCTCAAGCCACTAGTGCCGAGGGTACTGATTCACACAGTGCCAAAGAACCGACCAGTATAACACACTGGAGGGCAGTTGTCAAGCCCTCTGGTGACACAATGGCCACGCAGTCTCCAGAGCAGTCTCTGGCGGTTCGTGGCGTTTTGTTTGCGGTTGCGTTAACGTAATAAAAAAGCTGTCCATGGCGAAACTCTTTTTTTCTCTATTTTATTTTCCCAGGATTTTTTCTTGGGCTGCTTTTTCATCCTCAGAAATTTTTTTTAGGTCCTTTGGATGCCATGGTGCTATTTCAGACAAAGACTTTCTTTCCACTAATTCTTGTTTCTGTCTACCAAAGATTCTATCCCATCCATCGTCAAATTTCTTTTTATCTGTGGGTCTTTGATTACTTCCCTTACTCATTTATTTCTCTCCCTCAGTATTTTCACTTGGTCATCTGGTACCACATAGCATCTCACTCTTACACTTATATTACCATTATTATGGTTTTTCTGATAGGTAAACTCTACATTTTTATTCTGTAATAATTCCTCTGCAAGCATTACAGCTAACCTATTTTTAATTTCAGGTTTTGGCACAACTGAATTGTTAAATTCCCACTCAGTTATTTCCATCTTGACTGTCAGCATCTCACCTTTAATGGTTTCAAATGAGGCGGGATCAGACGTAACCGTAGGATATCCACTGAGGTCATATGGTGAAAAACCAGGTAGGACACCACCGTTTGAAATGCTCAATGGTGTAGGTGTAATTGGTGTAATTGTGATACCACTTGTAATTTTATCTGAAAGAACAAGAGGGGAAGTATCAATATAAGAAGGGTCGTAGGACATAGGGAGCCTTTCGGAATCGCTGGAAAACCTTAAGCTTCAACAAAGACAGCAACAACATCCTCATCAAGCACAACATAAACGGCTTGGTCTCCATCGGATGTTTTCTTGGCTTTATTCCAATTAGGAAGAATAATATCTCCTACGTTAATGTCTTCTACGTCTGGTCCAACGGCAAGGACTTTACCACGTGTTGCTTCGGTAGCATCGGCACGTGTTAGTACAATACCACCAGGCGATACGGTTTCTTTTTGGATCAATTGTACAACTAATTTATTACCCAATGGACGGAGTGTGGTAATATTAGAGTTTTCAGTTTCGGTCATGGTATATCTCACTTTCTAAGTATAAATACTAATATAGTTATTACTAATATTAGAGGGGTTTCAAATGGTTAAATTTTTCAAGCAATTATTTTCTTTTAATTACAACAACAATTTAGAAGAATATCTAAAGTCAAAGAATGTTACAAATACTGCTGATGTTGAATATTGGATCAAACAATATCAACGTAGCACTAAAGCAGCATACTTCTAAATCTTTAGCATATCTTCATATGTATAGTGGCGTTCCATGTACTCTGAAGGTTCTGATAGATAAGTTGATTCTAAATCACCAGACCTTCTCGGTAAGTATTCTGCTGTACAATCTAGCGAATTCACTGCCAAGAATAAGCTTACTATTTCTTTGACTGTTCTCGGATCACCATAAGCCAGATTCTCGATTGAATTAGATGGCTTGTCAATAGCCTTAATGATGGCACGACAAATATCATTTATATGGACATACTCTCTGACACAGGTACCATCCTTAGTGTTCCAGTCTTTACCATAAATCTTAATTTCTTTGGTCTCTGGTATGCGCTTTAGATTATAGAATAGGCCATCAGGATTAGTAGGATCAAATCCATCCTGACCAATAACATTATAGAACCTAAAAATGGTGTGGTCGATTCCATTTCCTTTACAATACTCTTGTACACATTGCTCTGCCACGAGTTTGGAATACCCATAAGGACTATTTGGGTTGCTAGCAGCACCAGTAGAAGCGAAAATAAAGTTATTGCAAGAGACATAGCGTAAGACATTCATTGTTCCTGTAAAGTTTGTTTCATAATAATCAAGTGGTCTTTCCACAGATTCACCGACTTTGACCAATGCAGCCAGATGGACAATCGCATCAAAGGTGATTGGTTTATTATTAACACCTCTCAATTGGTGTAGTCTGTGTGGTATTCTTACATCCATTCCATTTGGTGTAATATCAAAGCCATAGACCTTGATATCAGGTCGAGTATCAGCCAACATCTTTTTCAGGTGTTGACCGATATAACCCATGTCACCAGTAATTAGAACATTTTTCATTAAGCTTCTTCGTTTAGCAAAGTTGGCTTAGAACCAATGTATACAAAACCTTCTGCCAATCTGGTTGCTTCTTCTTTATTGTAACAAGAATTACAATGTGTTAGGCGACCATCTAAAAAGAAACTGACTGTAAATACACCCATTTCATTTTTGGTAACCACACTTTTACGTGTGTAATGTTGGTACGTTACTATTTCTTCAAACATATAAACTCCTTATGCAATCATTTCAATGAATCGGCCTAACACGACACGATTTGTTTTTCGGTTATTGTGGTACTTAGTAAAAGCATTGACAAAGCCTTTAGTTGTAGCATTTTCTTTTACCTCGAACTCAGAATCTTCATCTGTATCCATACCTTCAGCACGTAACAAATAGTATTCATCAAAGCCACCATTTGTAACAATTTGGTATTTGTTTTTACGGAAAGTTATTTTCATTTTATCGACCTGTAATGAAATTTCATTGTCTCTTTTCCAACTTCTGTCTTCTTTGTTGTCCATAACCAAGAAGTGACTCATTTGACTACCAAATTCTCTAGAACCTAAGATATAAAAACCAACGATGTTACAATTTGTTCTAGCCTTCAATAATTTAATATAAGCTGAAGTCAACTCACGAGCCCAGCAGTTGTAATCAACAACTTCTTCATGTTTTGAAATAGGGTCACGTATAACAACACTTGAACCTTTACGATTATCAATATAAACGGAACGGCCAGTAGCATCATAGATGCTCATTGATTTTTCACCATCACCATCAGTCAAGAATACGGTGTTGACGATTTGTAATCGATTATCTTTTTGGAACTTTGGAATGATTTCCATTGCAGCAACAATAGCTTGATTCAAAGGAGTACCAGAAAGTCCAAACCAATCAGGTTTGTAAACAAATCTACTATCATAACCAATCAAAACGGAAGCGGCATAAGAATATTCTGAAGCAGACATTCTACTCGATAACAAATTCATAAGGTGAAAATGTCCCATGTGCATATCATCTTTTTTAGGAAGGATACGTTGTTCGTAATCATCATAAGAACTTGTAAAGGCATACACCTCATAAGGAATATTAACCTTCTTACAGAACATCACCAGATTAAGCAATTGTTTAATAGTATTGCCAATATTATTGGACATAGAACCAGACCAGTCAATGAACATGACCAAGCCATGAGATTTACCATTAGGTACAACTGTCATCTTCTTAAAGATATCTTCACTAAATTTATATGAGTAAATTTTGGACATGTTCAATTCACCAGTTTTGGAGACTGAAGCACGTTTCATTTGCTCAGCATTCTTTTTTAGCTCAAATTCTTTGACCAAATAAGAAACAACTTTTTTAGAATCTTCACGGAGTTTTTTGAAACCTGCAACATCAGTGCCAGTGAATTCTGGCATATTATATTCCATACGCCTTTGTTGAATATCTTTACGGTGCCTTGGCCATAATACTTTATGGTCAACAATAATACTATCCAAATTTAACTTTGGAACATTTCCATAATAGTATTTACGACCATCATTAGAGAATAACTTGTGTTCATTTCTACGGAAATTTTCATCGGTATAAGAAATAGGTTCTTTTAATGATTTTGTTGAATCTGAACCCTCTCGACCAGTACCAACTTGAGAACCATCTTCTTCAGATCCTTCTTCTTTCATGTCGGTGCCTGAATTTTCACCTTTACCTTCTGATTCGGAATCTTCACCATCATCTTCTTCAACTGATTTTGTTCTTTGGCCTTCTTGCTCTTGACCGTCTTCTTGTTCAAATGAGACTTCTTCCGAGTCTTCATCAAAAGAATCATCATCTGTATACTCAAAATGACCATCTTTAGGACGGACAGGCGCTTCTTCATTCAAGGAATTCATGTAATCCTTGACTTTTTTATACACTTCAATCACATCTTCATAAGTGGAAGTTGATTCAATCTCATTTAGGATTGATTTTTCTTCATCAGTAAACGTGATTCCAGTTTCCACACCACCTTTGCAATACAAATTTACACGGTCAATGAAGTTTAGCTTGTTGACATCTTTGTTAATTGTGCCAAAAAAGTCTCTTTCCATCAATTCTTTATATGCTTTGATGAAGGACTGACGAATTCCAGGATATTTTAACTTAATTTTACGCTCAATCCGTGAATCTTCAAGCACATTCATCACAGACATTGACAATTTCATCTCAAAAGCCTTTTTAAGACCTTCAAGTGGTGTGTATAATGCATGTCCAACTTCATGACCAACGAACAAATCGTATGTATGACTAGACAATTCTTTTTCTAGGATAGGGATTGTGAGAATTCTGTTCTCCACATCAAAGGAAGCAGTAGCAACTTGGCGTTGCTCGATGTGTAAATTCTCTGTAGCCATCAATTTGGCAAGAAGTGACTTAGATTGAATTAATTCCATTGTAAATCCTAATGAATAAGTGTCTATTATACATTATTTTTCTGTCTTTGTCAAGTTTTTTACTTCGGAAATGTACAAACAACCATCTATATTTTCAATTTCTAGCACGGTTCCTTCTTTCCAACCTTGCATCTCACATAATTCTGGTGGTAAAGTCAAAATTCCATCGCCGGATCCGTCATTTGCATCTTCAATGGTCGTTTCCCATGATGTTTTAGTTGGATTGTTGCTTGAGTTGCTCATAATTTTCTAAATCCTGTTCAAATTGTGACATTACCGCCCATTTTGTCATCACTTCATTAAGGTCTTGTAATACTTTTTCATCAATTTTAGGAAATTTGTCGTCTTTTTTAGAGTCCATGATTAATTTCCATTTGGATGTCGTGTTTTTTTGTTCTACGACTGTATTTTGTCGCTTTTTTATGAATTTGGACAGGTTTGATAGGAGTCCGGCAAACCGGGCGTTTTAACTCTATCACAAATTTGTTGGTTTTGATATTCTTCATTTTATCTTCTCATGCTAGATATGTCTTTTGCTTGTTCGTCTGTAAAAACCGGCACGGCATTTGATTTATGCATTGTGGCAATACCCATCATCTTATCTCCGGTGTATACTTTAGCTGGTGCTTTTGTAGCTACGCCTAAACCGGTATTTAATGATTTGATTTTTTGTGTTTCCCGCACATAAACGCCTGTAACCACAGGACTTCTCACTGGTTTGTATGCCATAGATTTATTTAATGATTTTGGTTTCATGGCTTCAATGGATTTGAGCCATGCGTCATAGTCCGCTTGTTGCTGTTTAGGGACTTTACGTTTTTTAGACTTTGGAACTTTGAAATGAATAAGCATAATGAAACTCCACACACAGGAGTACCATTATACTCAGTTCCGTCTATTTGTCAAGCGTTGTTGCAAAAAAACAACATTATTTCCGATGTTTTTTATTGCCGTAGGACCAATCAACATCATAAGCATCTTCATACCGATTTTGCTTATCTGTATCTCTACGTTTTTCTTGCTTTCTACGTTCATATACATTTTTCTTAAATGCATACTCATCGTTGTAGTCTTTTTCTTTGCGAAATTTAGCTACAAATTTTGACACTTCTTTACTCCTGCCTCAACGTTACAAATGTTACACCCCTGACTGTGGTTTCAGGTGAATTTTCCATATTATCTTCAGACACATAAAATATTTGTGACATGGGATAACAAGCCTTTACTACTTTCAACAATTGTATTGAAGTTCCATCTGAATCATCAAATTGGAATACTTCATCTACACATTTTATAGAATCTATTAATCTTCTGCGTGTTTGATAATCAAAAGCTAATGTTCCAGTTTTGTTGAAAACAGCATAATCAGAATGTAACCCAACTATTAGCCAATCCGATTTACATTTACAAGCTTTTAGGAAATTTAAGTCATTTGGTGTAAGAGGATCATAACAACCAGAAACAACGGCTATTTTTTCTTTTTTTATCATTATGGTAAAAGATTTGGAAATGCCTCTTTGACGAATTTATAATCTAGACCTTTAACGCCTAAGTCTTTATTGAATATTCCCATAACAACTTCGGCTTCTCTTGGTTCCAAATTTTGGAGAAACTCATATAACAATTGAGCACGTTTTTTATCTGTTAATTTATCGGCTGTAGGATCACCTTTGCGAAACATATACAACTTACGGATTTCTGTTGATAGTTGTGCATAACCCATGCCAGGTGGAACTTCATTTGGTTTATACCAATCAGGAAGTTCTTTGATGTACCAATCATATTGTGGATGAAATGTCAATTGTAACACTTCAGTCAATACTCTTGACAGATTCTGGCCAATAACACCCATTCTATCTTTTTTGTTTTTAGCTTTTTCAAACTCGTCTAAAACTTCATATATGTTCTTCATTAAAATTCCTCAATCACATCCATTAAATTTTTCAGTTTATGTTCCATGAAGTAAATCAACATCTTTTGTTTTGATGCAGGTTTAGTTTCTTCATACGTATTTATGATTTTGGTCTTTATCTCATTTGGTATTAGACTTAGGTCAATTAGTGTTTGATTCCTAGAAAAGCCAGTTTTAGCAATTTCATCTTCCCACTTTTCACTTTGTTCGTTCAACAATTTATCCATCAAACCTTTAGTGATAGGTTTTTGTCTTAAATCACGGACAAAGCAATCAGCTGGTGAAAAGATATTTGGAATGCCATCGCCTTTATCACCACGAATAATTTTCTCTTTCAATTCAACTAATGGGTCTTCCGACTTTAGAAATTTCTTCATTGCAGGATTGTATTGCTTAACATTACTGCCCCAACGTTGCAATTGCAAAAAGTCTCCGTCACTTGATAGAATCAAAATCTTTTCATGTGCAGCATACAAAGGAACCAAAGTGCCAATTACATCATCTGCTTCAGCGCCTTCAACATCAATCACTTTATATGGAAAGTTTTCTTTCAATTCGGCTTTGAATTTGGCCAACATATCAAAAATGAGATGCCAATCTAACGCAGATTTTTCACGAGACTTTTTACGGCCGGCTTTATAATATGGAAAAAATTCCTTGCGCCAGTATTTACGGTTGTCACAACAGAGTACAATCTCACCATATTCATTACGGAATGTTCTGAGGTGCATCCTGAGTATGTTTAAGACCATGTGGCGAATTAAGCTTTCTTCTAACTTAATGCCTTTTTGATTTGAAATTTGAGCCATGAGTCCTGCTAAGAGAACTTGGTTCAGGTCAACGAGAATCATTATATAATCCAGTAATTAAAAGGTCATCCTAACACATTTCTTTCAACTTGTCAAAGGTTGATTCAATGAAAGATTGTGATGTTGTGGTTTTCTTGGAAACAACTCCATACCATTCATCAGGAATAAGTCTGGCAATATATTCCAAAGGAGCAAGAAGAATAGCTTCAAATTTATCCAAATGTATTGGATTTCCTTCTTCTTCAAGCTTAAACAGGATAATATGATAACAATCACCACTCTCGCTACCATCTAGTTTTTGTCCAGGATCTTTGTAGACACTTCCTTCTACTCGAATTTCATTATCTTTTTCTCCAGGCAAAAATAAGATTGTGTCATAATTTTGTTTAGCTAGTTCGCTTAAGTTTACGTTCATTGTAGTCCTTGATATGTGACTTTCTCACTCTGACCATAATCCAGTCATTGTAATACTCATCACTTTCCATAACATTGTTTGCAAATTGCTCTTTCGCTTCAAGATAACTACATTCACCTTTGGATTTACAAAGATGTAATATTTCCCTATGGAACTTATCCTGTCCATACATTATAACATCTTTTTGTAATTTGTCACTACTTCCATAATAAGTTTGCCAGTCTGAAGGAACTTTTATTCGTTTCTTCTTTCCTTTAACTTGTTTGGTCTTAGAGAACCAAAATAGCTTTTTACCAATGTATTTCCGGTTAGTCTCTAAGTTAGTTATAACATAAACAAATCCATAACTATCTTCAATTTGTTCTTCTGTAAAATCTTTATCTTTGTATTGCCAGTTTACCATTCATCATTCTCATCAAGGTCATCATCCTCTATATATTCTTCGGATAATTCCTCGATGACTTCGCCACAGAACGGACAATGTTCTGGTAGCTCCGTAGATACTAATTGTTCAACATACTCAACAGAATAAGTTGATTCGCAGTTAAGACACTCTCCTGATATAACTTTATTTGTCATTTTTATTCTCTTTTATTTTTATTAATTTAATGAAGCTAAAAGCTTTTATCCAAAACCAACCAATATCAAATTCAAACCATTTTTCTGACAACTTAGCTAATGCTGGTCTATGATGGTGATTATTATGTAGTTCTTCTCCTCCAATTAATATTGCAATTGGAAAAATATTTCTTGATGTATCGCTAGTATCTGTATTGCGATATCCCCAATAATGACCGATGCCATTGATTACACCTGCAGCCCAAAATGGAATCCAAATCATCTGTATACCCCAAATTAATAAACCTAACAAACCAAATAATTCTAAATCTATTAAAAGCATTATTAGTATGCCTAATAGATTATATTTTGTATAAACATTTTTTTCTATCCAATCATCTATTGTACCAACACCAAAATATTCAATATTCTTTTTATCTGATTTAGCAGATAGATAATACAATACACCACCAAATAGTATATTCCATATACCATGTATATTAGGACTGTGTGGATCTTCTTTAGTATCCACATATACATGATGCATACGATGAACAGCGACCCATTCTTTTGTAATCATTCCTGTAGTTAGCCATAGCCAAAATCTCATTGGATGGTATAATACTGGATGTATTGTGATTGCTCTATGTGTTTGGCTTCTATGTAAGAAAATAGTAACACAAAGAATGGTGATGTGTGTCATCACCAATGTGTATATAATTGGAGTCATTTGATCCTTATGTTAAGCCCAAACATCAGACCAATCGCCTGATAGAGCACCTTTAGCATAATCAGTTGCACGGTTTTCAAAGAAATTAGTATGAGTAGGTGCATTAATCATTTCTTCAACCCATGGTAATGGATTACGTTTAATTTTGAATACGCCTTTTAGTCCAAGAGAAATCAATCGTCTATCAGCAATGTAACGAATATACTTCTTCACATCTTCTGGTGACAAATCTTCCATTGGTCCCATTTGGAAAGCCAAATCAATGAACTTATCTTCCAACTCGACCATCTTTTCTGCAATGGTGTAGATACGTCCTTTTAACTCGTCATTCCAAATCTCCTTGTTTTCTTCAATGTAAGTTCGGAATAATTTAATCATGTTCTCAGCGTGCTGAGTTTCATCTACGATTGACCATGTGACGATTTGACCCATGCCTTTCATTTTACCATGACGTGGGAAATTTAACAACATAATGAATGAGGAGAACAACTGCATCCCTTCAGTAAAAGCACTGAACACGGCGATATGGGTTGCAGTATTCTCTTTAGTTGTATTTTGCTTTGAAATGTCGAGCACATAATCATGTTTCTCAACCATCTCTTTGTATTCCATGAAATCATTGTAAGTTGTTTCAGGTAGACCAAGAGTTTCAATCAAGTGTGAATAAGCAGCAATGTGTAAGGCTTCACGTGCAGCGAAACCCATCAACATCATTCTTATTTCTGGTTGTGGAAAATAGGGTAGATAATTCCTAACGTACCCACCGGCAACATCAATGTCTCCTTGAGTAAAGAATCTAAAGATATGCGTGAGGAATTGCTTTTCACTTGGTGTGAGTTTCTTTTTCCAATCTTTGACGTCCTCAAGCATAGGTACCTCAGTGTGTAACCAATGAGACTGTTCATGCTTAAGCCATGCATCGTATGCCCATGCATAGTTAAACGGTTTGAAATATGTTCTTTCATCTGTAATTCTCGATTCTGTTTTTTTAATCATGCTTCGATCCACTCTTTTAGTAGTTTAGGTGTTTTGACTCCAACATTACGTTTCACTTCAATGTTTTCATCTAACATGACTAAAGTAGGAACAGACCTAATACCATACTGATTAGCGATATCTTGATGTTTATCAATATCAATAACTTCAATAGGTAATTTCAAGTCTGCTCTTTCCAAATTTGCTTCTAAAATTTTACAAGGTTGGCACCAAGATGCCGTAAATCTTAATAGTCTTTTCATTTTTATTCCTTTTCATACATTACTGTGTTTGTGTCACCCAAAGACCATTTCGCATCAGTTTCAACAGACCATACTCTTGTTGCAACCCTAAAATCAGGATGTTTTAGTTGCACAGGATTGCTACTTGGCTCAAAGAATATTGTTCTATTGTTTGGCTGGGCAGCAAATTGTCCGTTATCACACTTAATGAAATTGAATGATTTGTGGTCTTCAGGATCTTCTGCATAACTTATATCTAATACATTATAATCAGGACTTGCTGAATCTACCGTAAACATATATTGACCTTTAATCATTTTTTTATCTTTGGCCAAAAATGAACACGATAAATTTTCAATAACCGCTTTCTTCAAAATTGTAATATCATAAGACATACAATTCCAAATCTGCAAATAGTCTAAAGGCAATTCATCTTCAACTTTTTTCCAACAATAACCATGTAAAGGTATTTTGTCATACAATGCTCCATACTCTGGTAGGTATGACTCAATTCTAAACGCTTGTCCTTTTATTGATTTTAAGCTAACCCATTGACATGGTACTAACTCACCAAATCCTTTTTCAAAATCATATAAAAATTCTTTTCTTATATAACATTTAATTGGGGGTAAATTCGCTATCAAAAAAGACATCATCATCTCCTATTTTATCATAATCTAAAGTCATTTCTTCTCCTTTTTTTATATCACGATTTGCAACGTGAGTATAGTAATCAGGAACATCTAAATTGGGATCATCTGAATGATTCATCCAATTTGCATTATCACTTGCCCTAATCCATCCAGACATTTTAGAATCATAACAACAAAAATGTCTTATGTGTTCTTTGAATGATTCTGGATAATTGAACAAATTCTTATCACCAATCCATCCGTCAATAATTGGATCATGTTTCCAAACTATTGTGCCAGATGATATGTCTTCATCAGCATATAAACCAAGGCCTTCAATAGCACTTGGTTTAACTTTTGTTTTTACTAATAACGGCATTTAACCCTCACAAGCAATACAATCATTACCTTGTGCAATCTCTGTCATATCCAATTCTTTGATAACTTGTCTTTCAATCTTCTTGGATACTTTATCAGCTTTACCAATCTTTTCAGAACGGCAGTAGTACAAGGTTTTCAATCCTTTTTTCCATGCCATGAAATGAATAGCATGAATGTATTTAATGTTAGCGTCTGGACGGAAAAATACATTCAATGATTGTGCTTGGTCAATGTATACTTGTCTGTCTGCGGCCAAATCAATCACCCAACGTTGGTCAATTTCCATAGATGTCTTGAATATATCCTTTTCTAAGTCAGATAGTATATCCAAATGTTGAACAGAACCGTCATTAGCAATAATGGAAGACCAAATGTCATTGTAATCATTGTCATCTTTTGCTTTCTCTTTGATGATTTTATCTAACCAACGATTCTTATTTAAGTAAGAACCTGATAGAGTATCTTGACGGTAAGCATTTGCCCTATAAGGTTCAATGCTAGGGCTAGTATTACCCATGATAATGGAAGAACTTGCATTAGGAGCAATGGCCATAACATGAGAAAAGCGG